CTGGAAATTGAGAAGACGAACATTGATAGTCTTGTGAATGAAGCTGCGAACTCCTCTACTGAATACGATATTGCTCAAGTCATTCACGCAAGATATCGTGATGAGTTCAAATGTTCCAACTTACGACAGAACGAATGGTTTCGGTATGAGACCCATATCTGGAAAACCTCTGAACACGGTGTGGACTTGTATTTGAGATTGTCTTCAGATATTGCGAAGTTGTTTCTAGAGAAGGAATCTGCAGAAATCAGCAAAATCGCAGTTCTTGGAGGAGAATGTGGCCACAAAGATCCAAATCTTACTTGTCCTACTTGTCAGGCTGAAGAACGCAAGAAGAGGTATTCCAATATTCGTATTAAGATGAAGAGAACGGGCTTCAAAGATAGTGTTATGAAGGAATGTCGTGCGATGTTCTATGATCGTGATTTCGCACAGAAAGTCGATGAGAACAAGCACTTGATTGCATTCAACAATGGAGTGTTTGATACACTGACTCGCCAGTTCCGAGTTGGACAACCTGAAGATTGTATCAGTTTCTGTACCAAGTTAGATTATGCGGTAGATACAGAATATCATCAGTTCTCGTGCTGGAAAGAACTCGAGAAGTTCCTTCACGATATTCTTCCGAACAAGAATGTCCGTGAGTATTTCCTGAAACATCTTGCGACTTGTCTATCGGGTGTCTTCAATCAGAGGTTTCATATTCTCACAGGTTCAGGATCCAACGGAAAATCTATGTTGATGAACTTGTGTGCAACGGCCTTTGGAGATTACTGCTACAAGGCCAATATAGCGATGTTTACTCAAAAACGAGGGAAAGCTGGTGCTGCAAACCCCGAGTTGGTGCGTATGAAGGGCAAACGATTCGTGATGATGTCCGAACCCGATGAAGGCGAACCCCTCTCGACAGGGTTTATGAAGGAGTTGACTTCATCAGAGAAGGTATCGGGTCGTGATTTGTTTCAGGGAAGCAAACAGATGGTGGAGTTTGATATTCAGGCAAAGATCCATCTTGCGTGTAACGAGAAACCCAAAATCAATACGACCGATGGAGGTACTTGGCGCAGATTGAAGGTTGTAGATTTCCCGAACAAGTTCGTTCACGAACCGAAAGCTACCAATGAACTTCCGATTGATGAGGATATTATGCAAAAGGTTGTTTCCAAAGAATGGGCCGAATGCTTTATGGCCTATCTTGTCCACCTATACAAGGAAGGAAATGGACTTCAAAAGCTAGTCCCTCCTTCGGAAGTGGAAGTTTATACCTCTGCATACAAGAAAGATTCTGATTCTGTTGAGAAGTTTATGATTGATTACTTCCACGAATTGGAAAACAATGGAGAACCACCTGATGCAGTCAATATGACGAATATCATAACTTCCTTCCGAGAGTGGAAGCGAAGTAATGAGATTTATAATGGGAGTACTAGTGAGTTGCGTAAGAGAATTGAGCAAAAATATGGGGAATTACCGAAAGGTGGTTGGAAAAACTTTAAGTTTGGTGCTGTTTAATGTTTATTCTTACCTGTCTTCTTGGATTTCTTAGATTTCTTACCACCCTTCTTTGCTCTGCGTGTTTTCTTACCTCCATAAGGACCTCCTGGAGGTGGTGGTGGAGGAGTAGTTGTTGTTACTGGAATTTCTTCTTCGGAACTTCCGAACCATGTGGCAGGATTGTACCAGACCATTTGTGTTTAATCAACTACTTTTTTACGCAGTGCGGTTGGCTCCAATCTTAGAGAGGAAGTAGGTACGAAGAACACCAATGGTGAACACCACAAGGACGAAGGAGATCATCAATTGAACAAGAGAAGAGATGACCTCACCTACTTTGAGGGTAGCACCACCCACAGTAACGGTGTATTCAGCAACACCCTTGCCGGCAGAAGCAGCAGGGGCAAGAATAGGAGTAATAACTCCGTCAGAGAGAGCTGTGAAGAACTTGGCAACCACAGATCCGAGGTAGATGGATGCAGTAATGATGATGATATCCTTTGTATCGAGCATTTGTTTGTTGAGATAGAAACATTATTTTTGGATAATCTTGGAGATACACAATGGATACTCGCTTCTGGGGCCCCAGTGCGTGGCAATTGTTTCATTTAGTTGCGTTTCGTTCAGAACACCCCGACGATGTTTTAAACGATATGAAAGATGTTCTCCCTTGTCGTTTTTGTCGTGAATCTACGACGCAGTTTGTAAAGGATCATCCCTTACGAGGAGATCCAGGAAAGTGGTTATATGAGATCCATAATATGGTGAACCACAAACTCCGAACTCAAGCCAAGACAGACCCTACAGTCGTGGATCCCGGTGAAGATCCTTCGTTTGAAGAGGTGAAAAAGAGGTATATGTCTATGAAACCCACCTCTGTTCCGGGACGCGACTTCCTCTTTGCGATTGCGTATAACTTTCCTGAGGATCCCGAACCGAAGGATATGTCCACTCAACGAGAATTCCTTCATCACCTTGCTGATGCATATCCCTTTGAGAAACTGAGAAAGGTCTTTGCGAAATATGTTTCGGAAAATGAACCGGATTTGAAGTCACGAACTTCGTATATGAAATGGATGTATGGTTTGTTAAAGAAACTCTCAGAGACACTCCATGTTCCTATTCGAACATTTCGTGGATATGCTCATCATGTTGCGTATTACAAGAGCGGTTGCTCGCGTAAGACTTACCATGGGAAAACTTGTAGAAAGCTTCAAGGTGGAGGATATACGAAAAACAGAGATCATCGGAAAACTTACCGAGTGTCTCATTTGGATTTGTTAGACTGAACTTGACGAACATGTTTGGAAGAATACACTCCTTTGCCTTGTTTCTTTTCTTTGGCTGTCTTTTTGGTTTCTTTTCTGGTTTTGGGTTGATTATCCATTATCTATTTATGTTAGATAGTCTCTAAACTTAATGCTTGCGACCACCTCTGCGTGACTTGCGAGTTCTGCGCCCACCAACAGCCGGTTGGTTGTTGTAATCAGCAGGGGATAATGCACCACCCTTGTAGGTCTTCTTGGCCATCTTCAATACCTGTTTGAGCGACTTTCCCTTGTGGGCTCTCATAGTCTTTTTGACATGAGCTAACCATCTGCTGCGTTTACCACCGGCCATTGGCGCTGTCTCTGGTGCTGTTCCTGTTGTTGATGTCTCTGCCATTTTTATTAAACGCGTGAGAAGTTATTGTAGACCTTCGGGCTTTTCTACGAATCCTGTGGAGTTTTTCAAGAAGAAATTCCACTGGCATCCGTAAGCTAAAGGCATATTGGGATTGACCATCAATTTTTTAAATTCGGGGTCGGGAGAGACAATACTAATAAAGTCACGATTGAATCGTTTCAGTTCTTCGGGGTCGCGAGGATGAAGGGCTTCGTTGTAGGATAATCTACGAACTCCACTAGACGACCAGGATAAGTTGACCAAGTGTTCAAATCGAGTTCCCTGAATAGGACCTCCTGAAACAATAACAACACTATCAGCAAGTTTATCAATCGGAATTCCTTGAATCTGTGTTCCTACGATTAACTTACTGCGTAAAATGCTCGTGAGATGTTCGGCAACACGATCCCAAACAATCGTCTTGTGAGTATGAGGGACAATGGATAAAATCAAAGGATCCTTGGAAGGGAAGGCATCGTTCACAATATCAATACAGCACTGCTCAAACGAAATATTCTGCTGTGCGAAATCTTGTCCATTGTTTTGAGGTTGTGTTGCTACAACCGGTTGATCTCGTTCATCGGAATAGATATGAAGTTCAATCAAACGAATGCCCTTCTTTAAGGCTGTAGGAATGTCTTCAAAGACCGAACCTGCAGCGTAATAATCACACAATCGTTTGCGAGACATCAAAGATGGAGCTTTTCCTCCTCCGATTTCTTCGGACACAAGATACGCAAGAAAGGCTAATAATAGGACCACAAGTATCCACTTCATTATTCTTTGTCGTCCGAATCTATTTTGGGCATACGAAACAGAAGGTTGCGAAAGGAGTTAATCACATCATCAGGAATACGCTCATTCATCGGTAAGTTCATCAAACAGGCATAGTGAAAATACAGACAATACATTCCACATTCCGAATCTTTGTATTGGTGACGCGTCTTGTTGAAACTTAACTTCATTCCCTTTTTGTGAACTCCCGTTGCATCCCATTGTTCCTTCCATCGTTTCATAATCCGTTTGATTTCAGGTTCAGGGGTCATCGCATACGAGTCAAAATAGGTAAAGCGAGGATATTCCAGTTCAGGACGCACATCACAAAAGACAGCCACCCAATGTTGTCCAGGTCCATCGTGAGGATCTGTATTGATGACGATCCCAAATCTCTGTTTTCCTTTTTTGTATAAATCAGCAATCTTCAGATTACAAAGTGTGCTCACTAAACACTTATTCGCATCATCTTTCAAATCAAAATCGATAGGAACAGACCCTGCGTAGTAATAATCTGGAAACAACTCTACATAGTTCTTTTCGATGGCATCAATATCATCCGACGATAACCATTCATATCGGTTCAGTGCCCATTCAGTAGGGGCTTTGGGTCTTTTCAACAGACTTGCGACAATACACTCTGCCGAACCTGTTTTACATTTCTCGTGAAGACGCTTTTGAATATCTTTCCATACGACTTCGGGATCTTTTCCACCCTCAATCGGATTTGATTTTGCGTATCTTTCATTCACGGCTTTTCGTAGAGCTTCAACTTCATCGGCATCCATTTCCTTGTTCAAAAACGGATACTTTTAAACAAGGCAGTGGACAAGGCAAATGGAGAACTTAAAACCTGTTATGGCGAGATACTTAGAGGTTACAAAACGCTTGAATGAACTCAATACCAAAGCTGGAGAATTACGAGATGCGAAGAAATCCTTGGAGTTAGATTTAGCTGCTGTATACAATGAACAAGAGTTACCAGACAAGATTGAGTTAAATCAATCCAAACTTGTGTTTACAGTGAAAAAACC